GCCCGTTCCTTAAGGGCCGCGTCGTCCATCCGGTCCAGCTCCGCCCCGCTGATGCACTGGGTCCCATCCTCTGCGATCCCCAGCCGCCTGGCAATGGCCAGGGCTGTGTCCCTGTGGTCCCCTGTGATCATCACCGTCCGCACATGGGCTCTCTTAAACATGGCCACCGCATGGGCGGCCTCCGGACGCGGAGGATCTGCCATGGCTGCCAGGCCCAGAAAGACCATGTCCTCCTCCTTCCTTCCGTCCCCATCACTTCTGGCCGCTCCCAGCACCCGGAGCCCCTGTCCGGAAAGCCATGAGATCCGGTCCTGGAGCCTTCTTCTGCTGCTGCCAGTCAGAGGCCGTTCACCGCCTCCAGACAGATACCGGCTGCACCGTTCCAGGATCACATCCGGGGCTCCCTTCGTATAGGAAACAGTTCCTGTCTCTGTCCGGTGTACGGTGGTCATCCGCTTCCGCTCCGGATCAAAGGCCCGCTCTGCCGTCCTGGGGAGCTGCCGCTCCAGCTCTCCCTTTGTCCATGGTCCCTCCTTCTCTGCATATTCCAGAAGGGCCAGCTCCCCGGGATCGCCGACCCTTCCCTTTTTATTAAGCTCCGCGTCATTGCACAGGACAAAGGCCCTGAGAAGCTCCTCCTGGCACGGAGCCATGGCCCCCTTCCCGCGGCCCGGCCGTCTCCTCCTGCCTCTTACGCCTTCATCCAGGAGCTCTCCTGCGTCCAGGACCTCTTCCACCGTCATCCGGTTCATGGTCAGCGTCCCTGTCTTATCGGAGCAGACCACACTCACCGCCCCCAGAGTCTCCACCGACGGCAGCCGCCGCACGATGGTATGGACCCGGGCCATCCGGGACACGGACAGGGCCAGCACGATGGTCACCACCGCCGGAAGCCCCTCGGGCACCGCCGCCACTGCCAGGGAAATGGCCGTAATGAGCATCTCTCCCACATCCCGCTTCTGCCAGACGGCAAGACCGAAAAGGGCCGCACAGAGGGCCACTGCCAGAATGCTCAGAGCGCCTCCCAGATCCCCCAGCCGTTTCTGTAAGGGTGTGGCCTCCATGGGGGCCTCCCGGATCAGACGGGCGATCCTGCCGATCTCCGTGTCCATGCCGGTGGCCGTCACCATGCCCAGCCCCCTTCCAGCCGTCACATTGGAGGACATATAGGCCATGTTTTTCCTGTCTCCCACCGGAAGGCCGGCGGCCGCAGAAAAACCGGCGTCCTTGTGGACCGGCGCCGCCTCTCCCGTCAGGGCCGATTCCTCTGCCCGCAGACTTTCCGTCCATAAAAGCCTGAGATCCGCCGGCACCTGCCTCCCGGCATCCAGTACCACCAGATCCCCAGGCACCAGCTCTGCCGCGTCGATCTCCTGGTCTGTCTGATCCCGGCGCACCACTGCCTTCAGACGGGTCATTTTTTTCAAGGCATCCAGGGCCCTTTTGGCCTTCCCCTCCTGGATCATCCCCACAGCCCCGTTTAAGGCCGCCACCGCCGCAATGATACAGGCGTCCCCGATTTCTCCCAGGAACACGGAAATGACTCCGGCCGCCGCCAGCACATAAATCAGAGGATCCATGAACTGGGACAGGAGACGGGAAAAAAAGCCGGGCTGCTCCGGCTCCTGCAGTCGGTTGGGTCCATACTGCTCCAGCCGTTTTCTGGCTTCCTCCGCCGAAAGACCTCCCGGATCCGTGGAATGAAGGAGCCGCCCGGTCTCCTCTGTGGTCTTTGTTTCAAAGGCCTCTGCCATAAAAAATCCCCTCCCGTCCTCATCTCTGCTTTTGCAGTGTATGAAAACGGAAGGGGAAATATGTGTCTTACTGGTAGATGGGGTATCTGCCACAGATCTCTGTCACAGACGCCCGGATCTCATCCGCCTTATTCTCGAAATCCGTGGCTGCCAGCCAGACGCAGCGGGCGATCTCATCCATGTCGCTCTCCACCAGGCCTCTGGAGGTGATGGCCGGGGTGCCGATTCGGACGCCGGAGGTAACGAACGGACTTCTGGGATCATTGGGGACCGTGTTCTTATTGAGGGTGATATAAACCTCATCGCAGCGGTTCTGAAGCTCCTTGCCGGAAACATCCATGCCGCGCAGGTCCACCAGCATCAGATGGTTGTCTGTACCGCCGGTCAGGATCTTAAAGCCCTGCTTCTTAAGGGCCTCTGCCAGGGCCTTGGCATTCTTTAATACCTGCTCCTGGTAGGTCTTAAACTCCGGCTTTAAGGCCTCGCCGAAGCAGATGGCCTTGGCCGCGATCACATGTTCTAAGGGGCCGCCCTGGCTTCCCGGGAAGATGGCCTTATTGAAATTGAACTTCTTATTGGCCTCCTCGTTGGCTAAGATCATACCGCCTCTGGGCCCGCGCAGGGTCTTATGGGTGGTGGTGGTCACCACGTCTGCATAGGGGATGGGGCTGGGATGGAGACCGGCTGCCACCAGACCGGCGATGTGTGCCATATCCACCATCAGATATGCGCCGCACCGGTCAGCGATCTCACGGAACCGCTTAAAGTCGATGGTCCGGCAGTAGGCGCTGGCTCCAGCAACGATCAGCTTCGGCTTTGCCTCCATGGCCTTCTTTTCCAGCTCGTCATAGTCGATATATCCCTCGTCGTTGACGCCGTAGGGAACGATATTAAAGTACATACCGGAGAAGTTCACCGGGCTTCCGTGGGTCAGATGGCCGCCGTGGTCTAAGTTCATGCCCATTACGGTATCGCCGGGCTTTAACATGGCGATGAACACAGCCATATTTGCCTGCGCGCCGGAATGAGGCTGTACGTTGGCATAATCACAGCCAAACAGCTTCTTTGCCCGCTCGATGGCCAGGTTTTCCACCACGTCCACGCACTCGCAGCCACCGTAATACCGTTTTCCCGGATAACCCTCTGCATACTTGTTGGTAAGGACCGTTCCCATGGCCGCCATCACGACCTCAGAAACGATATTCTCTGACGCGATCAGCTCCAGATTCCGTCTCTGTCTCGCAAATTCGGCGTTGACTGCCGCACCCACTTCGCTGTCATGCTCCGCAATGAGTCTCATCAGTTCATTTACCATCCTGAATCCTCCTTATACATTATAAATCTGACAGGCAGGAACCTCCTTTTCCATTTTCCGGCCCGCCTGTTCCCTATTATAAATGCGTCCGGCCCTTAACCGGCCGCCTTATAATTCCTGATCACCGCCTGGAGCGTCCGGTTTCCATTGTATTCGTTTATATCTGGATAATATACAATGTCGATCCGGTCCTTTCCGGCCAGTTCCTTCTGGAACGCGTCTCCGTCCCCGAATAAGAGGCCGTCCATGGAAAGCCCCGTATCTGTCACCAGCCCCAGCTTCACCACGTTCCGGTTTTTCCCCAGGACCCGGAGGCTGCGGATCATCAGTCCCTTCTGGGCAAACAGGGGCTTTTCATTCCCCTGGCCAAAGGGCTCCAGCCGCTTAAGCTCCTCCACCAGTCCCTCGGTCACATATTCCAGAGGCATGGGAACGTCGATCCATACCCTTGGGATAAAGTCATCTTCCGTAAGTTCCGCGTTTTCATTGAGCCGTTTGCGGAATTCCGGAACGTCCTCCTCTTTTATGGAAAGCCCCGCCGCCATGGGATGGCCGCCGAACTTCGGCAGCAGGTCCCGGACCTTTGTCAATTCCCGGAACATATGATATGGCTCAATGGACCTTCCAGACCCTTTTACCATATCCCCGCTCCTTGTGAGTACAATGGAGGGCTTATGGAAATGCTCACGGACCCGGCCCGCAATGATCCCCGCCAGGGATTCGTGACAGTCCGGCAGAAAGACCACCAGTACCTTGTCTCCCATGTACCGCTCCTCCACCTGGGCAATGGCTTCGTCCTCTCCTTTTTTCGTCATGTCCTTCCGGATATCATTTAATTCCTTTAATTCCTCTGCCAGCCGCTCTGCCTCTGCCTCATCCTCCGACAGAAAGAGCCTGAGGGCCGCCTTGGCCGTCTGGAGCCGCCCGCCGGCATTTAAGCACGGGCCGATGACAAAGCCGATATGGTAGGCGCTTAAGTCTGTAATATCAAGCCCTGTCTTCTCCACCAGCTTTCTGAGTCCCAGGTTCCTGGTGCGGGCCATCTGCTTCAGCCCGTATTTTACCAGAATCCTGTTTTCATCCTGTAACCGCATCACATCGCCCACAGTGGCAATGGCCGCAAATTCCAGGAGCTCCCTCCATTCCTCCCGGTGGACCCCCGACGCTTCATAGAGCTTTTCCACCAGCTTGTAGGCCACGACCGCTCCGCAGATCTCCCGGAAGGGATACGTTTCTCCCTCCTGCTTGGGATCCACCACCACATCCGCCGGAGGAAGGACCTGTCTTTCCTCCTCCACCGGGACCTCATGATGATCTGTGACCACCACGGTCATTCCAAGCTCCTTTGC